TGCATAATGCGGGTTTTCCTCGCCTCTATCTTTACAGATAGTATCCGTCTTCTTCCCTTCAGCGTCAAGGGACCAGCTCAACTGCTGCCATCTTCGCATCCATAAAATGGACCGTCGCTCTGACACAGTATTATTGCTAGCCCCTATCAACTACGTCGTAGAAGAATTGGAGGACGGGACTTAGGCATTACAAGTTGCTCAACATACCGGTATCTCGAAAGATCCGGGCTCTGTTTCACAACGTATAACACCGCGCATCGGAGTTCCTATACAAGGAAAGGGTACAACGACATACGAGTTTACTATCACTCTGTATATCTTCGGGTTGCAAAACCCAAGGTCTGTACCCGGACCAATCAATAGGAGATCGTAATTATCGATCCTTTCACCCGTTAGGGGACCCTAAGAGATCACTGAGGCTAACGCCAAAAGATCAACCTTAAAGGGTCTGAGGACTAATCTGAGATCACCGGCTAAATGCCTTAGATCGACCAGAAGTCATCACCCATGAAAGAACGGATGGTTAACAATCATCCAATCCACTTCCTTTTCCAAGGAAGACCAGGTCTGCGTCTCTTCCCATGTAAGGGATAACACGCTGTTCTAGACCTGGTAGCAGATTGCTATATCTATCATTCTCATCTTGTAGTTCCTCTTCATCAAGAGAAAAGCGTAGGTCGGATCCAAACAAAGGATCCTGTTCATCTAGGAATTCACGATGTATTTCAACAAACGCCTCATCGGCGTCGGGCTCACAGCCCTTATCTAAGAAATCCCGAAGGATTCTTAGGCAGAGTTGAAGACACCGTTCCTTGATAAAACCGACCTTACTCTTCTCCAGGAAGACGACCTTAAACCTTAGATCACCCAACGGAGGAAATGACTTTAACGGACGGTTCATCAACTGATTCACCATCCGATCACTCGCGAGGCGGGCAAGACGTAGAGTCTTCGCCACCTCTTGATGTGTCAGGTCACTCACCTCATCAGGGTCACTAGGTTCCAAGTCTAGCGAACTGAAAATATCCAACTCTCTCTGCCCCTCGGGACGCTGGCCTCCGGCCAAAAGCATCTCCGAGTCCTTGAACAATCCTACCGGAACGCGCAAAGCGCGAACCTCAGAGGTTCCAGGGATGGCAAGAGAGGAAATGAAAGGACGGAGGTAATCCGAAAGATAAACTCCTATCGCTTTCTTCTCCCTCTCCACAGTATTAGCCAAGAACGCAAGTCCAAGGCCACCGTGGGTGAAGGGAACAGAAAGTGATCGGGGATTCGCCCTCAAAGGGACGAAATTCCTTCGGATGAACTCTCTCTTCAATTCCTCATCTAGCCCGAAGTAAAATTGCATCTCCGAAAAGCATCTTCCAATTGTCTTCCCATAACGGGTCGACAGGGAGACTTTTCCGGTGTGCATAACTTCGCCATGCCAGAAGAGTTGGGAATTCACAGTCGCGAAATCCTGGTCGATGAAGTTCTTTCCCAGAGAAAGCGATAACCCCACTTTGGGGGCATCGCCTC